TGATTGTTCTTTGAACAAGTAAGTCAAACTCTGTTGTCTCCGCATCCAATCTGCGTATGTTCTTTCTCCAGAATTGATAATTTCTCCAATCCATAAGTTCTGTGGGTTGTCTGCGGATACAAAGTTTGAGAGTAAAAAATCTACTATCTCTTTATCTGAATATTTTCTTGAACTTTTTTCGAACCAGTATTTGTCCTTGCGTTTGTTAAATGAAGTTACGGTTGCTCTAGATTTGCCTCCATACTTAAAAAAGTCATATTTACTGTTAGTAAAATGACTTTTCATCGAAAGATAAGTTTGGTATGTCTCAAAAGGACTCATAGCGGAAGTTTTGCTCTCGAAGTTCGTTTCATAAAGTTAAGACGGGTTGCGTCCCACTTTAGTTTCTCTTTCAAAGGTTTTGAAATGAGTTTCGTAACTGATTCTACCTCAAGACTATTGATTTCGCAATAGTGACAAATTGCATCAATGTAGTTAAAGTTTTCTTCTGCTACGATCTTTTCAATCTCAAGGGCAAACTTGGAAGGCGTTAGAAACTTATTCTCGATGGCTTGTTCTAGTTCTTTATTTGGTTCCATAGAGCTCCAGTTTATCTCTAACAAACTTTCTAATGTATTTGCTGAGGAGTTTGATGTATTTTGATTTGTCTCTTTCTTCATAAACGACGCATTCTCCATTTTCACAAGCCATAATGATTACAAGTTTTTTAACAGTCAATCCTGTTAGTTCGTATAGCATACAACCATATGCCATACATTGAACAAAATAGTGTTCGATCCACTCACGTGGTTTTGGTTTTTTAGAAGTCTTAAAGTCGATTATAGCTAACTCGCCGTCATATTCGGCAATACAATCAACTGTCCCAGCAATACCTAGTTGCTTACTATATAGGGACCCTTCAAGGGCGTAAATATTATTTATACGATTTAGTTCTGTTTTTGCAATCTTGAATAGAAAATCTGAAAGAGGTTGAACTGGAGGAAGATCACGGTTATACAGATAGTTCTCTACAAGAGAGTGCATATCCGTACCACGACTAGTTGCCGCTTTTGTAATGCGCTCTGCTTCTTCTTCTCCAACCTTTTTGCGCCAGTTAATAAAGATTTCTTTATTAAAATGACTGGTCACCGATGTAATGGAGACCAGTCGGAGAAGTTCTTCTTCGTCAGGAACTTTGTAATACCTTACACCATCAATGGTTTCACGCTCCAACTGAGGTAGTTCAATATCAATATGATTAAACATTAAAAACCTGATTCCATTTTTGCGAGGATGTATTCTTTAACAAGTCCAGAACGAACAATATCGTCTACACCAAACTCGATTATATCAAAAGATGGCATTTTACGCAAGACTGTCATAAAATCTACAATGCCATTACGCTCATTTGTTTTCTGCAAGTCAGACTGAGAAGCATCACCACAGAAACAAATCTTGGTATTCTCACCCACACGAGTAATGATGGAATCAAGTTCGTGAAAGTTTAGATTCTGAAACTCATCAACGATGATGATAGAGTTATCAAGTGTAGTTCCACGAAGGAACGAAGTTGACCAAAACTTAATAGTTTCTTGTGACTTTAAGTTGCCATAAAGCATTTCAAAGTCTGCATCGGAAGGCATTTGGAACATATACTTCACCATATTCTTATAAGGAATCTGGTAAATATCTGCCTTGTCTTCATGAGACCCAGGAAGGAAACCGATTTCTCTTGTGGCAACTAATGAACGAACCAAATAGATTCTTTCATAAGGAGATTGTTCATCCAGAACATCTACAAGAGCATTATAAAGTGTAATGAAAGTCTTACCAGTTCCAGCACAACCATAAGCAACAATATGCTTACCATCGGCATAAGAATCAAAGAGTTTTCTTTGATTATCTGTAAGGGGATCAATGTCAATCAAATATTCAGAACTTAGAGGTTTTTTCCTCTTCATCTGTTTTGCGGTCAAACCAACTCCGATTGGTTGGTCATTGTTGCCTCTTTTTCTTCTTGCCATACTAGATTTTCTTTACACGTGAACCAGGTGCTTTTGATGCTTTATGTAAGATGTCGTTCCATCCAGGATTCTTTGCAACAAGTTTATCCTTCCACTCACCCACCTCACCAGGAGAAGGGCAAGTAGAGGGATCAGACCAATCACGGGTCCAGTCTGGATTATCCATTTTCCACTGGTCCCAGGCGTGGATACTCATTTCCACTTCTTTCTGTTCACCAGTTTTTGTATTCACTACGGGGTACGTTGGCATTGTTATAAAATCAAGATATTTTATTTAGATCCATTCAAGAGCTTCCGCAACTGTTGGAAACTGTTCGGAAAACACTCGCTTGCACTCAAGAGCAATATCCATATGTTCTTTTTGTGTGCCGTTTGCCGAACGAAGATTAATATAGTGAATCCAACTCCTACAAGAACCCGTCATATAGATGCGTGTAGGCGTTGCTAAGGGCAGTACAAACCTTGCACACTCTTTTGCTACTCCCACATCAAGAAGCTTCTTGTAGAGTTCCATAGACTCCTTAAAATGATCATTAATTTTTAACCAAAGATCCATTTTAAGATCTTCGGAAAGATCATCAATAGAGTTTTGACGATTTTTGGTATCCTGGCGACGAAGTTCTGGAACTGGAATTTCACCCAATAGAGATGAATCAGCATAACGCTGAGAAAACTCTTGAAACGTAAACGAACGGTGGCGAAGTATTTGAGCTGCAATACCACGAGTTGTCTCAATCTCAAGAGTCATAGAAGACTGCTCAAACACAGACCAATGATTGTGCTTAATACAATAAGCAAGCAACTTGGCATAGTTTTCGTTGTCTTGATTCGCAGGATTAGAAACTCGTGCAATAAATGCCATTGTTTGTTCTGCATCTGGTGTTACCGAAATAAGTTTAACTGTCATTTCTTTCCAAATCCTTTTGATGTTTTTACCTCAAGTTCTGCGAGTTCTTTTTTTACTGTTCGCAGTTGAGATTTCATTTCTTTAATTTTATCTTGAGAATATAAATGTTCTTGTTTAACTAGACGCTCTAAAAGTTTTACAAGTTCTCGCACTTTACTAGTCGGGGTAACCATCATCATCAAAAATTTCGTCGTAATCTAAAACTGGCTTTTGTGCTAATTTTGGTTCTGCAGGTATTGAATATGCAGAAACATCAGAGTAAATTTCCGCTTTTAAAGAATCGGTTAAGAGTTCTAGATTGCGGACTATTAGTTTAAGTTTTTCTTTATCCATTTATCTCACAAATAAGAAGACCAAAGTAACGATTAATCTCATCGATTAAAATTAACTTTTCTGAGGCAGAAAGGAATACACTTCCAGAAGTTGCTTTATCGAGCATTTTAGTTAAATGATTTGCTAGTTCTTGAGAATATTTGAGTCTGATTCTTTCTTCTCTGTTCATTACAACTTTTTAAAATATCTCATTATAGATTTTAACATAAAAAAAGGAGGGTGTAAACCCTCCAAAAAATATTATTTGAGTGATGCTAGTTGTGCCGCTTTACGACGTTGTTCTTTTTCAATCTGTTCTTTAATCAGTTGAAGAACATTGAGCTTACGCTCTTCTACGTTGTACTTAACACCACGATAGGTTGCTGTTGTCATTAGGTTTGCTCCTTTACTTGTTTAAGGTGAGGTGGCGTTCCTTCAGTCAACTTTTGCGTCTATTTTGCACTCTTTAGGAGAAACCTGTTTGAGTTCCCAAATCAAATCATTCTTTTGTTGAAGAGAAATATATTGTTTATTAACTCTCCCAGCAATTAACTGTGCCTGAAGGCAAGTTAAAATGAGTGCTTCCATAGATGAACGACCCGTTCCGAGTTGTCTTACTTCCGTCTGGTATTCCAGATGAACGATAGGAGTATTATACTCCCTTTCGCGGATATTTAGCAATCATTATTTGTATAATGTGATACAGTTTTATAAAATCTTAACTGTAAATCACTTACTACGCTTTTTAGTTTTGGGTGCCTGATAACCCCAGGTCTTTGGATTAATTGTACCATATCCAAAGTCAATACTTTTGAGGTTGTCACGAAACTTATCCCAGTACATATCAAATAACTTGCTTCTGCTACCTTTGGTCAGATCAAAACAGATCTTATCATCTACCAAATACTTGATAATGTAAGCGTCTCTTGGGGCTTCCTTAGTACAGACTTCGACATATGAACCATTTTCAACGATGATGTCACAACCGTATCGTGACTTACAAGTTTCTTTTTCTGATGTTGTCCAGTGGTCCATATGCTTTTCCTGTGTTTTTTCAACAACCTGACTCACGAACGTCCTCCCCAAATAATATCAGGGTATGCTTGAGAAACAACGTCCTTACTGATCTTATACTTTGTTTCAAGGTTCTTATCTTTTACAAGGCAAATAATCTCTGCCTCTAGTGGATGAAGTCCCTGAAGAACATTGATAAACATCGTCTCTCTACGGAGAGAGCTGAGTCCATCGTTACCACCTTTTACAAAGTTATAAAACTTTTGATACTCTTTACGAATAGAAGAACGTCCTTGATCTTGTGATCCAAGAGAGTTGCTTCCAAGTTCTTCCATCTTATCGACTGCATCAGCAATCTTCTCACTTAGAGTTCCTTTAAAGGAATCCATTTCATTCACTGCAGAATAAGGAACATCACCAGGAGGAAGTGCAGAGACCACACTTTCATCAAAGTTCCAAATAAACAGTGATTTTAAGCAAGGGTGTGAATACTTTTGAAGTACTTCTACTTTTTTAGTAGCACTTCTTTGTCTTGAAGCAGCATTTAAAATCTCAAAAACAAAAGGATTTGTAGGAAGTTCTGGAATCGATTCTTCAACAACCTTTTCTTTTGGTGCTGCTGGTTTTTTCGTTGCGGTAGTTTTTACTCTACTCGTTGTCGCTGTCGTCTTCTTCGTCGTAGTCATGATAGTTTTCAAAATTAAATGCGATTACTTCATCTGGTATAAGATTACCTTGGTTGTCAAACATCTCAGGATGTGGTCTTGGAATCTCCCGATAGTTCATCATATATTCTCTTGCCACCCAACCTAGCATTACTCCCACTATTAGAAACAAAACGGTTAGAAAGGAACCAAAGACTAAACTAACTGCTAACATTTCTTTTACCTCGGGAAACTACTTTTTTCTTCCTTGTCTTTAAAGAAAATTCAAAATAGATAGTGACTTCCCGATTTAGAAAGCAAACTATCTTCTCAAAGATAATGTGGAATGGTTGAGTCTGCTTTCTTTTACCCCCATTAAGAATGAGTTCAATACCACGGTTAAAGTGGTCTTCCTTTTTATTTATGTTTGTATCAGACGATTTGGTTTTCCTTGAGGAATTTGATTGTGTCAACGGATCCTCCCAATTTCTTATCATTACAAATTACCTGTGGAAAAGTGGAACCCTCTCCAAACTCGGCATAAAACTCTTCTCGCGTAAAGTCTTGTCCTAGAGTATAAATCACATACTTCTGTTCTGTCAAGTCCAGTACATTTTTGACCTTATCACAATATGGACAACCTGTCTTTGAATAAACGGTAAAGTTCATATATTTTTGTAAACTCTTATTAATTTATTTAAGTTTTTTCCCCTTGATTTTTAGTGGAATACATAGTATTATAACACATAAAACAAAAACTGATTACTTTATGTACAGATCACAAAAAATTGTCGTTGTTGGTGGTGGCACCGCTGGTTGGTTCTCAGCAACAACCTTAAAAAGATTTTTTCCAGAAAGAGATATAACAGTTATCGAAAGTCCTAAAGTTCCTATTGTTGGTGTAGGAGAAAGCACTCTAGGATACTTTACTTATTGGTTACATGCAATGGGTATTGATGAAAAGATTCTTTTCAAATACACAGATGCATCGTATAAATCAAGCATCAAGTTTACCGATTTTTATAAAAAAGATGCTGGCGGTTTTCACTATCCATTTGGTAGACCATGGGTTCCTAAAGAACTTTTTGGTGATATTGGAGCTAAGGCTTGGCAATATAAAAAAGTTTTTTATCCAGATACTCCCGCCGAAGATTATTGCAGAACAATATATCCACACATGCCACTGATTGAAAATAACAAAATAAACAAAAATGAAGATGGAAAACTAGAAGATTATACATTTATTCACGCAAATGCATATCATTTTGATGCCGTTAAGTTTGGAATATTTTTAAGAGATCATGTGTGTGTTCCAAATGGAGTTAAGCACATCCCTGCAGAAGTAAAAAGAGTCGTATCAGATGAAAATGGAGTTAAAGAAGTTGTCCTTGATGATGGAAGGGTTATTCAGGGAGATTTATTTATTGATTGTACTGGATGGAAAAGTCTTTTAATAGGGCAAGAAATGGGAGAACCTTTCCTATCATACGATCATCTTATTCCAAACAATAAAGCATGGGCAACAAAAATACCATATACTGATAAAGAAAAAGAACTGGAACCATATACCAACTGTATAGCGTTAGGAAATGGATGGGTCTGGAACATTCCACTCTGGTCAAGGATTGGGACTGGTTATGTTTATTCTGATAAGTATATCTCAAAAGAAAATGCACTAGAAGAGTTTAAGAGATACCTCAAATCAGATAAAATGAGTCATTATGATCCAAACAGAAACGTAGATGATCTTGAGTTCAAAGATATTAACATGCGTATTGGAATTCATCGCAAAACCTGGGTTAAAAATGTAGTTGCGATTGGTCTTTCTGCTGGGTTTATTGAGCCATTGGAAAGTACAGGTCTATACACCGTTCACGAATTTCTAATGAAACTAGTGAGTTACATAGATAGAGATCATTATAATCAGTTTGAGATTGATTCATACAATGCGACAACAAGATTAATGTTTGATGGTCTATGTAAGTTTGTTGCCGTTCATTATGCTCTTTCACATAGAGACGATACCGAGTACTGGAGAGATGTTAGAAAAAGATCTTATGCAGGATATCTGATTGATGATGTCCAAACCAATCAGGCAGTAGAACTCCAGTATTGTGTTGACCAGTTTGGAGAACTTGTTGCCAGAAAATCTCACGTTCATGAGCACAATCTACGTTCTGGTAATCACTGCATTTTAAATGGTCTAAACTACAATGTGGTTAGTATGGAAAATGTTGTCCATGATGGATTCTATGGATATGGACCAAGTGTTGAATCTGCTAAGAGAACGATTGATGAGATGATGGTTAAGTGGGAAGAAAAGCAAAAAGAATGGCAAAAAATTGCGGATGAATCTCCATCTCAAATGCAATACCTATACGATAATTTTTACAAACATTTTTAATATGATTTTATTAACAGGATCTTCTGGATTTATTGGAAAAAACTTTTGCGATCGATTGTCTAATCATGATGTCCTTCTATTAGATGTTAATGATGCATATAGATTTTTAAGAGATTTTGATGATTGGCAAAAAATCTCCCTGATTATTCATCAGGGAGCAATCTCTTCAACGACGGAAAAAAATATTCGCACAATTTATCATTACAATGTGGCATTTACTCTTTTCCTTTTAGAATATGCCATGCAATATGAAATCCCTATGAAGTATGCTTCGTCAGCCTCAGTGTATGGAAATACACAGGGGCAGATCAATCCTCTTAATCAATATGCGATATCAAAACTACAGATTGATTACTGTGTATTAGATAACATTAATCAGTTTCCTTTGATTCAAGGATTCCGTTACTTCAATGTGTATGGTGAAGGAGAAGATCACAAAGGTGATCAAGCAAGTCCAGTGAGTAAGTTTACAAAACAAGTTAGAGAAACTGGAAAAATCAAACTTTTTGAGGGGTCTGATCAGTTTGTAAGAGATTTTGTTTGTGTAGACGATGTTGTAGATATTGTACTCAATAACAACGCTCCTAGCGGCATATATGATATTGGAACAGGTTCTCCAATTTCATTTCAAGAAGTTGCAGAACTTGTTGCAAAAAAAGAAGGGGGTGAGATAGAATATATCCCATTCCCCGACTATTTAAAAGGAAAATACCAAACTTATACTTGTGCAGATATGAGTTGGTTAAAAGATTATAAGTTCAAAACAGTTAAAGAGTATCTCCAGAAATAACTCTATAACTATCAGAATCAAAATGTTCTGTCGAAAACTCAAATAGTTCAGAGTCTTCCATAGCAACCATTTGATGTTTGAGACCTACTGGAATATGAAAAGAATCTCCTGGTTCTAAAACTAAGATTTCTGCTTTTGCAAGATCTTCATCCCACCCATAATATAAAGAGATGAGACCACTTTGTAAGTAAAAAGTCTCATCTTTTATTTTGTGATAATGCCAAGAACATCTTTTACCTTTATTGAAGAACAAAAGTTTGCCACAATATTTTTCATTATTCACGATCCACTTTTCAAATCCCCAACCTTTGGGAACTATTTTAACATCATTCATTAGTTTACCTTTGTTCATTGTGATTACTATAAACTGATATGTACATATTAGCAGCTATAGTATATCTAGGGTCTTCAGAATCAATCAAACAACTTCTGTGCGGTAGCCATCCTGGAAAAATAATCCAAGAAAATAAATCTGGTTCGAGTACACACGATCCATTTGTTTTTAGGATCGAACTTCTTGGATCAAAAAATTCTGTTCCTTTTTTATAGTTATCTGGTATTTTTAAATAGAAAACTCCAGAAAGGTATGCTGGAGAATGTGTATGAACAGGATTGTTATTTTGTTTTTGATTTAAAGAATGCCAAGACTTAAAAGCCCAAGCGTGAGAATCAATAGGATTTAAAGTTTCTATTGTATGTTTATCACAATATTCTGGAGTTTGTTGCAAATAAAAATAACAAGCATTGTAAAATGAATCTTTTAATTTTTTCCAAACTTTTGGTCTATCTTCATTAAATAAGATAATCTTTGTTTGATAAAGCGGATGATAACCAGTATTTTCAATCATTCCAATATCAATCAAGTGATCGATATCTTTGATCATCTCGTGTTGATCTTGGAGTGTAAACTGTTCAGATAAATCGACTTTTATAACACTAGTTGGAAATAAATCTGTCTTAAAATATTTTATATCGTTTTCCATTTAGTTCTTAAAAAAATAATCAGATTGAATAGCTTTGTCATCTATGTAGTAATCTGCAGATGGTTTACCCATATAGAGATGATCATATTTACAACCCCACTGATCTAATTGCTTTTTAGTGAGAGAATACCACTCGGCACAAGCTTTAGATGGCGGGGGATTTTTACTCATACCTCTTGCAGTAAAATACCATATTTCATGCCCCTGATCATGAAGATCATTGATTATTTTGATTCTTTCCACAAAAGGTTCTGCTTTTTCATAATCACCAAAAGTATTTGTACAGATTGTACCGTCTATATCAACCACATATTTCATTTATATCATCCTGAGTCAATACGTAAGTTCCACGATTTTGAACAGCAATCGCTGCTGCCTTATTTGCATAAGGTATTGCATCTTCTATTCTACCATATTTTAAATAAAAATAAACTAAGGAACAGAGAAAAGTATCTCCTGCCCCAACAACATCATAAACATTTACTTTTTCTCCTGGATATGATTTCCCATCATATACAGATCCTTTATCTCCATAAGTAACTATTATGTTTTTATTATTCTTAGACTCATTATCCAGTCTATTATATTCTTGTTCATTAATTTTAACGTAACAGTTATATTCTGGTAATAAAGTTTTTTTAGTATCAATAAAAACTGGACATTTCATACTATAAACAATCTCAAACATTTTTGAACTTGTTATAAATCCTTTATTGTAATCACTGATTACAACCGCATCGTATTTTTCATTTGGAATGTCATATTCCATTGGTTTACAATGATTCTCAGTATCAACTCTGAGAATCTGTTGATTTGTTTTTTCATCAATATATCTGGTTTTTATAATCTTCTCATCATTAGTCATCATGTAGACTTCTAAACCAAATGCTTTCAAATTATTATAGACATTCCAAGCCATACCTTGTCTCTTTTCCGTTCGCCTATATTTTAAAATGGGAACGGGTGCTTCTGGATTTAATCTTTCAACTACACCATAAACATATTCATCTATACAACTATCACCTATTAATAATACTTTGAATTGTTTTTGTTGTGGCATAATCACCTACTCTATCAAAGAATAAAAGTTTTGCGGCATAGTATGATCCTATCACAGATTTACCTTTCCAATCAGATCCTACTACCATTATATTAGGTTTAAAAGATTTTATCATTTCTTCTAACTCATTATCGGTAGAAAAGATATCAACAGCATTAACTGATTTAAGATTTTCTAGAAAAAATTTTCTTTCTTCCTGATTATGTATAGGTCTTGTTGGACCTTTCTTTTCAGAAACTCTGCCATCACTATCAATACCAACTAGTAAAAAATCCCCTAAACTTTTGGCATAGTTCAAAAGTTCTAAGTGTCCACGATGAAGGAGATCAAAAGTCCCATTTACAAAAACTTTAGTCATTAAGAAAACTTACCATGAGATTTTTGATTTTGCATAGATTCTAAGAACTCTGCATCTCCAAGATAACGAATTTCACCTTTAGTCCCTGGAACTTCATATGCCAAAGGTGTTTTAGTGTTTAAACAAAAATCAAGAATCCAAGCAAAAGTTTTGACATCATATCCATCACCAATTGATAAAACCCTAAGCATTTGATGCTGTTTATACTCACCCCATCTTTCAACACAAACTAAAATATTAGACTGATCTGGTTTCATCCACTCTGGCAAAAGTCTCTGTGACCAAGCGCATTGAAAATTTCTACAAACATCAGGTCTATTTTCATGTATCGTACACTTTTTTTCGTTGCACAAAAAGAAACATGGATTTCCAGGCTTTACTGTATATCCATATACATCTTCAATGTATAAGTTTTTACAGCATTCTGTACAAGAACCACAGTCTCTAAAATCCTTTGTTACTTGCAAGTTTTTTTGGTTTGGTTCTAATAGTTTGTGCTTTTCCATAAGAATCCTTTAAATCTTCTCCAATCATTGTAAAAATTTCTTTCAACTGCGTTTCATCAAATTTCATCACACCATCGTTGGTCCTGTCTGCAAGTTGACAATCTAATCCACCAATTCTGATTGGATTATATTTTACTCTGACATTTTTATTTCTATAAAATTTGAAGTAGTCTGGATAAGATACATTCTTTTCAAAAGTAGATCCCATCAAAATGAGTCCTTTTTTATCAAACGCACGTGCCATGTGTTGGCCGACACTATCACAACCAAGAAAATAGTCACACTCATTTACAAGTGACATGTACATTCTTAAATCTGTCATTGCTGGTGGAGGACAAAATGCATCAGAGCATCCAGAATATTGAAATAAATCTGGTGGTCCAAAATAAACAATCCCAGCATATTGAGAAAGATGTTTGCATAGAGTTGCAAAATCTTCTGGATACATACTTCTTCCAGAAGAATCTATAAACCGATTATCCTCAAGTCTTGCTCCACTTCCAAATGGTTGAAAAACAATAATTTTATTTTTATTAACCTGCTGTTTAAAAGATTCAATATTTGATTTTATTCTTGCAGTTTCTTCATAACTGATGTATAGATTAGGTTTATCTAAATCACTATGGTCATCAGTTTTATTAATGATTTCATCAAAAGCTTCTGCAAGTGACTTTTCTTGATTATAATAACCATATACATGATATGGTTCTGGAGAAACAAGATTATAATTTTTAATGTAGTTTTCAAAAATTCCTTTCTGACTTACCTCAAAAGTTTTTTCTTGTAAAAGAGGATGACTCCAATACATCATATCCCATCCATGCACCAAAACTTTAAAGTCATCATCTGGATTTAATCTGGCAAACTTTTCAAGTGCTGGGATAGCAGTTATAACCCTGCCAGACCCACCACTAATTAAAAATGATGTATTTTTTTTCATAACCTATTCCACTCGTGAATGATTTGTTCTGCAATATTTACAGATGAAATTTTGTCCTCTGTACCAATATGTATAAGATATTCTTTTGACATTCTTTAGATGCAACTATAACATAATATACTATTTTTTTACAAGTTATAGATAAAGAGATGTATAATCATTTGATGAAGGTTCTCGGATAAATCCTTCTGGCATACCATCATCCATCAGAATTTGTTTCGCACTTTCTCGCGTAACTTCTTCATTAGTAAACATCAGTTCTTCCAACTTATATGGACAGATTTGATAAAAAAATGCGGTTGCAAAAATTACCGAATGAGCAAAAGTTAAGATTTCTTCGTTTGATGTATCATCATTAACTTTAAAAATGTCCGACATTGCATGTCTAATATTTTTCCTTATCTCATCAGATGGAAAATGGGGATTTAGTTTATGCCAAGACTCTGGAGTCTCAACTTTCGGAAAATCAATAGAAAAACTTTTAGCTTGCTGATTGATTTCTCTTAACCAATCTAAAAGAATGACAAACATGCCGATTAAATCATTATCATAATCTGCATGTTGAAATTGATTATGATATAACTTTAATTTTTTAATATTTCCATCAAGAGAATATGTTTTAGTCATAATTTTTTATCTCCAGTGTGTTTCGTATCCCCAATCTTTATGAATGGTTGACTCGTATTTATTTTTAGAATATAGGTATGGATCATCATATGCAAAGAGACCAAATTGGACTATTGGAAAAAAATCTGCCCGCATGTATATATCTAAGGACTCATAGATTCCATGTTGAATAACGTGAGAAACTAGATTTTTAGATGCCACTGGATCTAAAGCGTATGCATGAGCACGACATATGCTTCTTACATGCCCTTCACAATCTGTGGCGTGGGGAGGAACATTATAAAGAGGACTTCTTCCCGTATATTGTTCTTGCGAACCTAGATACACTATTATACCATATCCATTGTGAAATGTATAGTTTTCGACCATAACGGCGTCATGTTCCAAAATAACTATTGGTTTATCAATTTCAATACAATGACACCAAAGACTAAAGTGAGAAAAAAAACATGCTACCTGAGTTGGGGTCAAATACGTATTATAAAGTTTTAACCAACCTAAGTAATCTTTATTTTTTAAATGCTCTGGTGTAGATATTTTTCCAGATGTTCCATCAAAAGCACTCCAAGTTTTATATTTTTGTCCAACCTTATCACAAGATTCTATACACCTTTTAGTAAAGTCTTGTGATATTTTATTATTTTCCAAGGAAATGATGTATGCAGATTCAACATCCCTATCATAAGAATAATGTAAACTTTTATTAATATCAACCATTATTTAAAAAATATTTCTAATATTATAAGCTATAGTTTGAAGGAACACAAGCAATCGCCGCAGTTCCATGATGACTTGTGTTAATATCTGTCCAAAATGTAGAAGTAGCTGCGCCGACTTGAACGGGACAACAGCAAGGGCCAGTTGCACCTCGTCCTAGTTCTCCATGAGGGTTATATCCCCATGTCCAAAGAGTTCCATCGGATTTAGTTGCCGCTTGGTGATGGCTATCAATGTTACAAGATATTCTAATCCAGTTTGTTCCAGAACAGAATGTCTGAACAGGTGAGCTTCTTGGTGTCGTCGTTGCATCACCCATTTCACCATGAGGATTATGGCCCCATCCCCATAAACTATTATCGGTTCTTCTGGCGTGCATACGTGCCTGACCACCACCAATATCAATCCAACTAGATCCAGGAACTTGAACTGGACAATTTCTCTCGGTGGTATCATTCAATCCTAGTTGGCCATGAGGATTATGTCCCCATGTCCAAAGAGTTCCATCAGATTTAAGACCAGCAGTAGTATGACCGCCTACAACAAGACCACAAATCCAGTTATTACCTGGAAGTTGAATTGGAGAGCTGAAGTGTGGGCAGACACACAGTGAGTCAGAGCAACAAGGAACCCACCCATTATTACATGCCCAAACAGATGGACAGAAGCAAACAGGCGTACAACAAGTTCCAAAATAAGGACAAACAATGCAACAAACACCAAGTCCTCCGTGACCATTATTTCCCCATGTCCATGCCGTCCCATCACATTTAATGCCTATGGTATGGTGTCTGTTGGCAGAAACCATCTTCCAGTTAGTACCTGGTATTTGAGTTGGTGAAGCCAGCTGTTGAGTTCCTTTACATCCCTGTCCAAGTTGTCCCCAGTCGTTATGTCCCCATGCCCATAGAGTTCCATCACATTTAACAGCAAAACCATTATGGCATGATCCAAAAAGCCTTGCCCAGTTGGTTCCAGGTAGTTGAGTTGGTGATGAAAGTTGATTGCCAAAACCGCCTATTCCGAGAGCTCCATGTGGATTACTTCCCCATGTCCAGGCTGTTCCATCAGTTTTTGTCGCAAATACACGACAGTTACCCATAGATACATTTTTCCAGTTAGATCCTGGAACTTGTATAGGAACTAAGGAGCATCCTGGATGGGGATGTTGTTCACCAAATGCCGCACCAAGAATTGATCCAGTATTATGTCCCCACACATACATTCTACTTTCATTAGGGTCGGCAGCACTATAATATCCACCTGTCGTATTAATACCAGAACTAATGGCATCAAACATCTTGTTTAGATTATTTGATGTCTTTAACGAAAATGGACCTGGTAATGTACCAGCCTTTGGTGGTAGTTGAAACGCCATATTAAGTTCCTATTTCGTGCCGTTTAATCTTATTTGTATTTATTCGCAAATGATTCCACTAAACTATACATATTAGTTATGGCATCACTCCAATCATTATATTTAGTTTGGCGGACAACTGTCACACTTTCGTACCAACGTAAATCATCATTTGCCCAAACAAAATAACAAACTAGTGGAACCATAACTATAGTTGGTAGATTCATTGCACCAGCTAAATGAGCAGTTGAAGTGCAGCTCGTAACTAACAAATCAAGACCAGAAAATACGGAATAAGTATCTTGCCAATCTTTGATTACATGTCTACATGGAATAAAATGATCATCATCTTCATTTTCTTCTAGTTGCAAAGAAAACAAAGATCCATAACGATTTAAATCGTAAAATGCCTGTCTTGGAATTGTCCGAAACTGATCATGTTCAAATTCTGGATTACCCATCCATTTAACTCCGATCTTTAAATTTTTATTTGCCTTAGAAGACAATATATCCATTCCTCGTGTAATATATGGTTCACTAATACTTTGAATGTAAGGTAATGTTACTTTATCCAGTGGATGATCAACATCAATAAAGTTAGGAATGGACATTCCAGGAACATAATGATCATATTCTAATGTTGGTATCAAATAATCGGGAAGAACATAGTATCCAGCATTTGAAAGTAATCTACAAAGTTTTTCTGGTACGGTAATAATAAGTTTTTCACATTTTGTTTTAAGATAATCAGACCACCGTAAAAAAATAAGACAATCACCAATACCTCCCTCCAAAAATAATAAAAGTGTTTGCGTTTTATTTCCGTGCCACCTTTTTTTTATATCAATCTTACCATTCTCAAGATGAATATATTCATTACCCCATGCTCTACATTTAGAACCTTCTTCTAAAAGTTCGAATGCTTTTTTAAAGTTTCCTTTTCTCATTAAATGCCATCCAATGTTAAATCTGATTCTTGGATCGGTCTGATCTAAAGTTTCATAAACTTGTAATGCAAAATCAAAATTTCCAATCGCATTTTCATAAATGGCAACGTCTAACTGTGCATCTACACTATCTAAGGATTTACAAGATGCCAAAAGTTCCAGAGCTTTAGGAGCTTGTCGATTATAATAGTAGCATCTGGCTAGATTAGTTTTAAATTCTTCTGGAAAATCTTCCTCATCAATCTGTTCGAAACATTTTGCAGCGCCAGAATAATCATGTTGATCAAATAATTCTTTTGCCTTATCATTAATATTGTTTAAAATACTAATCTTTTCTTGTGTAAATTCTTTCATCAGTTTCAATCCAAGTTACTAAGCTAAAACGCTCACCTTTTGTTACGGGATGAACTCTATGTGGATATTCGTAATATGATGGAAAAGATATGATTGTTCCTTTTTTTGGTTTTATTTTTAAACCCAAAAGAGGAAACTCCAACTCTCCACCTTCATAGTCATCGTTAAGATAACAAATAATACTAACATCTCTATCCGCAACTTTTTCAAGTTTGCCATCGATAAAATCTTCGGCATCATTATGTATATCGTATTTACCACCTAAAGGATAATATAACATCTGAACTGGTTCTAGTTTTACAACTTCACGTTCATATATTGGTTTTAAAATACGATCATATAAACTTATTATAGCATCTTGTATATTTTCTCTCAAACCACTTGGTATAACAATCCAATGTGTGTTTCTATAGTTTAGATTTGGACTTTGATCTTCATCATATCCGACTAATGCAGGAGCAGTGTCGTGTTTTTCACTTAGGGCATAGTCATTTAATATCTTTAAATGCTCTTCTGGAATTGCATTTGCAATGATTTTAATATAATCATATGGACTGTTTATTTTATTCATTCAAAAATTTTATATTACCTAGTATATATTTTTAAAAATAAGAAGAGTATCAGTTATAACAGCAAACACCATAAGATGGATAACAAACCGAAGGATAAGTTTCAAAACATATTCCTTCTTGTTTCTGCGAAATACCATCAGTTCTTGCCACAACAAACCAGTGTCCTGCAGCAACATCTCTCCACGTGTTTCCTAAAATTTGTTGTGGGCTAGATCTTGGTGTTGCTGTAATATCAATTTCACTATGTGGATTTTGCCCCCATCCCCAAAGAGTTCCATCAGTTTTAACACCAAAGATTTCATTATAACCAGCGCCCGCCCAACACCAAGTTCCAGCAACTTGAAGTGGTGAAGACATTGTACCACAAGTAGTGCAGTTGCCAGGTTCCCCAGCAGGTAAATGTCCCCAAACCCAAAGAGTATTATCATTTTTAATTCCAGCTGTTTGCCAATGTCCAGACGATGTTTTTGATACATGAGTCCAAGAACCTGGCAACAATACTGGAGAACAATAGTTAGTGGTATTACTAGTACCTAAATTTCCATAAGGATTATTTCCCCAGGCAAAATGAGATCCATCTGATCTTCTTCCAAAAACTCCTCTACTTCCACCTCTGGCACAGCACCAAGTTCCTGGAATTTGAACGGGTGAACTTCTCGGAGTCGTTGTCCCATCTCCCATTTCACCATGAGCATTATGACCCCAAGAGAATAAGTTACCATTACATTTAACGGCATATGTTTGGTGATGTCCAGCATGAACTGCACACCAATCAGTACCAGATCCAACTTGCTGAGGAGTCGCAACACTACCACCATCACAGTTTAAACCAAGTTGTCCATGAGGATTAACCCCCCAAGTCCAAAGGGTTCCATCACATTTAACACCAGTTCCATGATACCACCCAGCAGAAACACATCTCCAACATCCTGAAATTTGAGATGGTGAAGATGCTGGAGAATATGAACCATTTCCCAACATACCATGATTATTCAAACCCCAAGCCCATGCCGTTCCATCGGTTTTTGTTGACATCAACCAATAACATCCCACCATGTCATCAATGGTCATTGTTCCAGACCAACAATCAACTGCACCAACTAAAACTGGTACATGACTAGATCCTGGAGCTCCAGATCTACCATATCCAAATTCGCCATGAGGGTTATGACCCCACACATATAAACCATATAATCCAGAAGAAGCCGCTTCATATCCCCAGCATTTAAAATTTAGTCTACCGTATACATCATTGATTGACCATGGACCTTTTTTATGCCTTGACAGCATATTAATGCTACTCATTGATATTACTCCTCAGTATTATTTTGCTCTTCGGTATAAAGTAAATATTCCCATCTACGGACAAGATCTGGAACATGACGTCCTAATCTATTTGCTGGACGTTCTTCAACGGGAACTTCTTGGTCTGGTGTTGGACCACCTAAAGGTGTCGGTGTATCAATTCCAGTAAGCGAAGATAGAATCCTTACATTAGGAACATACTCTGTTTGAGAATAACTTAAAAATGACTGATATGGATTCTCTGGATCATAAACAAATGATCGTATTCTGTCTACAATTTTTCCTCTTAGACCTGATAATTTAGCATCTGTTTCTCTAAACTTATTATGATTATTAACGATTCTCTGAGATAGCACTAAAGTAGAAACTTCTCTAGCAGTTGCTTCTATTTGAATAGATTCTGATGCTTCACCGCCTGCTAAGAAATCAAGAGCTTCTTGATATTTCTGAATACCTGCAGTAGTAGCAGATTCATGATATTTACCAAAAGTTTCTTTTCTTATCTCTTTCTCTTGCTCATATGCATCTTCGATTGCTTTACTTTGAAGATCTGAGATTACACGTCCAATTTCATAGGAATACTCTTCAAAAGTTATTTCGTAAATACGATTTTCTGGATCAAATGGAGCATCATCATCTACTCTGGCATAATACCATTGCATATCAAAACTTTGACATAAATCATAAATAACGCCAAGATTAGGTAAAGAATGACCGTTTGCTGAATCCTGTTTATCAATGGAAATTCCAGTTACAGAATCAACCATTTTAAACTTTACATATTTCATCTTTGTTTACCTTGAAGATTGTTCTACTTAATAAGTATTTAGTTGATACTAACACTTAATGCCATAAGTACTATCACCAAATGATGCAATGGTAGTCCAAGTTGAGAATGACGTTCTCTGACCAAGACCGTTTGAGCATCCCAAACTATTACTACCCAGTTGCCCGCAAGAGTTATTTCCACTACTATATAGCAAAGTGCAGCAAGAGAGAATCGTAACGTGATTGGCACCACCAGCAACAACATTTTTCCAACATGTTGAAGCGGCGTTAACAATACATCGGCACCCACAGTTTGCTCCAGATCCTACGGCGCCAGCCATTTGCCCAACAGAGTTAAGACCCCACGCAAAAAAGTTTCCATTGCAATCAGTTCCATAACTATTATTTTGTGATCCAGAAGTTTTAAACCATGCTCCAAGAACTTGAACTGGAGATGATCTATCTGGAGCAGCACCTTGAATACCACCACCAAAACTAAAGCAAGCAGTTCCAATACCTAGTTGCCCATAATAGTTATTGCCCCAAGACCACAAAGTACCATCAGCCTTAATAGAAAGTGCATGATAAAATCCAGATCCTATTTCGCACCAGTTAGTACCTGGAATTTGAACTGGTGAAGATCTTGGAAGTACAGTATTGTCACCAACTTGACCATAGCAGTTATATCCCCACCCATATAACTGCCCCGTAACTGTTGTTGCATATGAATTATAATACCCACCTATAATGTTTTTCCAGTTAGTGCCTGGAATTTGAACTGGTGAAGATCTTGGTAGATTTCCAGCGGCGCAGTTATCCCCAAGTTGCCCATAAAGATTAGATCCCCAAGACCATAAAGTTTGGTCCGATTTAACAGCAAGGGTATGCTGCCCTCCAGCACCCACAGAAAACCAAGATCCTGGAACTTGAACAGGAGAACTTCTTGGAAAAGCCGTACAATCTCCTAGTTGTCCAAGACTATTGTCCCCCCATGTCCATAAACTACCATCCGCTTTAATACCAGCAGCATGTTTATCACCAGAGGCAATATAAATCCAGTTAGTTCCTGGAACTTGAGTCGGTGAAGATCTTGGAATTACAGTACCATCACCAAGTTGTCCACATTCATTTGCACCCCAAACTAGCAAACATCCAGGTTCACCTACAATAGAATCTGCTCTCCAGTTACCATCTAAAGTTCTATCTTTTACTTCATTTAGACTCCATATCCCAGATCTGTATGGCATAGTGTTAACCCCTACTTATAACGTGTTGAAAACATAAAAAAATAAAAGATTATGAAGTCTTATATTTTCCAGCAACTATTACATCCATTCTATTTGCAACGTTTGCCGTGGCTCTTATTTTATGGAATCTTGGTAATAGTTTTGGAGCTTCTAAAACTTCAACAGAACCACCTGCAGGTATAACAAGATTATATGAATAATAAGCTTGCCTACTATTAGCAGCATCTGTCCATTCCAATGTTATTCTTCCATCAGAAACACCATGAACGTTTGATATAAAAATACTCTGTATTACTGCATCAAATTGTCCAGCTCCACCAGTTGCAGTAAAGCAATCTGTAGCACTAGTGCTGGTTAAATCAGTACCTTGTCCAAAATAATTAGTATCAGAAGTTGTCTCATAAGTTATTTGTGCAGCCAATGTTGAACTACTACTGCCCTGGAATCTGATTGTTCCACTAGGATACATAACTTTAGGTTGTGAAAGAAGTTCCACAGAAGACTGTCCAGGAACGGGTATGAGATAGGCAATATTTTGGTTACCGTAGTTTGTTCCAGTTAAATCGCAAGTAAGATTAACTGTAGTGCCATTTGCATCAATGTTTGAAATATGAATAGAATGAATTATGTGACGAACTCCCGCAGTTGATGGTAGAGTTAAACCTGCAGTCAAAGTTGTAGTAATAGTATATCCAACGCTCGTTGTAATACCAGTATTAAATAATCCGAGTCCAGCGCCAGAACCACCGCCACCAGATGCCGCAGCCCAAGTAGGAACACCAGAACTAACTGTTAAAACTTGACCATTGCTGCCAACACTTAACTTAGTTAATGTATTAGTTGCAGAAGCGTAAAGAATATCTCCAGTGGTGTATGTGCTTTGTCCAGTTCCACCACGAGTGGTGCCGATTGATTCTCCACCCCAAATACCTTGTACACCAGTTGCCCCTGTTGCAACAAAACCAGCAGCAGTTATAATACCAACTGTTGCACCATACATATTCCAGTTCAACCCATTAGTAATGGTTGAAACACCAGCAACGTTAGCATATGCAGCGGCGTTACCTGCAGCAGGAATATTAGTAAGTCCCGAAGCGTCTCCAACAAACTTTGTTGCAGTAACAACACCAGTTACCTGAACACCATTCGGAAAATTAGGAGCTGTTCCACCAGCTCTACTAGTAATACTATCAACTCTAAGTGTAGACATTTTTTACTGCTTCCTTTTTTTTATTTATGGGAAATAAAATTTAATTAGAAAATATTAAGAATATTCATCTGTAGCGTAGTTCCATTTGCAATTTCAAGAACTGCTCCGCTACCAACGATAATCTGATCGAGTTTAGTATATGCAAAATTATTAGATCCAGGATCAGATTGAACAATTTCAGTTGTATTATCTGCAATCGTATATGATATTGGTGTTCTGTATATAATGCTTAGGATAGAATTGACATCAGAAGAAAGAGCTGTTCCTATTCCTTCAGTAGTACTTCCTCCTCCACCACCACCAGTAATACTAACATTTTGAATATTAGTGATTCTATTATTCGAATCAACTGTGATTTGTGCAACCTGAGATGCACTACCATAGGTTCCTGCTGATGCTCCAGTTAATCCAGTTAGTGATGAACCAGATCCAACATAAGAATTTGCAGTAACAATACCAGAAACAGTGATTCCACCAACAGTAGATCCATTTGAAGATATAGTGATAGCAGATCCAACTGTTACTCGATTAGATTGAACTAATGGAGATGATGTAATCCCAGTGTTTCCATCAAACGTAATGATTGGATTACTACTACTATTATCAACATGAACAGTTTGGCCAAGTGTAGAGATGCCTGTACTGTCAATATTTCTAACATTTATAAGGTCTTTAGAATCATTAACAACAGTGATTCCACTGACTTTTAAAGCCATCTTCGTACCTCCAAAGTACTAGGCAGTTCTTTTATTATTTATGGATTTATGAAAGTTTATTCATAATTTCAGTGATTACACTTCCAGTAAGATCAATCTGGATTTGAAGATTTTCATTTTGTTTTCTAAGATCATCAATTTGACCACTCAACTCTTTTACGGATTCAACTAAAACACCAATCAAACCATTATAGTTAACTTGTTTATGATCTCCACCAACAGATACAAGTTCTGGAAATACTTCTTCAACTTCTTGTGCAATAACACCCAATGATGGTTTTGCATTTTCTTTCCAAGAAAATTTAACTCCACGAATAGAAGAAATAAGTTCTAAAGCACTTGCAATAGTTTCTACATCAGTTTTTAAAGTGATATCGGAGGTTGTATTAAAATCTAATGCACTAACAGTCTGGCTTGCTTTAATATTACCAGAAACATCCAATGCTTCTGTAGGAGATTCAATACCAATACCAAGTCTTCCATCGGCACGATTAAAAACAGCAAAAGCAGTAGAACCATTCTTAATTGCAAAATCTACGGCAGTATTTCCGAGAGATAAATCAAGTCTATTTGAAGTTCCATTATAAGAAAATGAAACATCATCACTATCACCAAATCTTAAAACGTCAGAATCTGCTAAATCAATTGCCTCTCTTACGTTTAATACTTTGGTAACATTAAGTTCATTGTCAACTGTAAAATATGAAAAGTGACCATTACCAAAACTTTTACTACTAGTAACTGTTCCAATAAATCCTTGACCCGCAGTAGTAGGTACTACCCCCAAAATATTAAATGCCTTTGTAGTACTTAGAGAAACGGTTGCTATTCCAGCAGATGTTGGATTATCTACAACAAAATCATTTCTAAAGTTAAAAGTTCCAGCAGATCCTACAATAACATCTTCATTTCTAACTTGGATTTCTGATAATCCACCACCACTACCACCGCCGCCGCCAGTAGCAGTTACAGTAACGATTCCAGTATTACTCGTAACTATCTGAATCCCAGATCCAGCAACAATTGATGTGACAACTCCAGATAGATTAACTCCAGATCCACCAAATGATGTTGCGGTTAAAATTCCTGTCAGGTTAACATTCGTTCCCGTTGCATGTGGTTGTGCGGTTAATCCCGTCCCGACGTTAAGTCTTGCTGTTGCTGTTATAATTCCAGCATTAATATTTCCAGTAACGATATTTAAACTACTATCATTTAACAAAGAAGATGCAAAAACTCCTTTTGTTCCTGCATCAATAGATGTTATATTTTTTAACTGCCTTCCACTACTAATAACTTCTGTGCTTCCTGCACCAGTTCCTATACTTAACGAAGGTAAAACTGCACTTGTAACATTACTCAAATCCGAAAGTGCAAGCTCATATCCACCAACTGTTGATCCGTCATGAACTCTTAAGCTTTTCGATGTCGTATTTACCGAAAGTTCTCCATCGGCACCCTGGAAGTTATTATTTTGAGTTTGAGTTCCCCTTCTAAACTGAACTATGGTTGGCATTTTACTTTTTTCCTCTATTTATCTAGGTTAAAACCTGCAGATCAACGGTTGTTAATGAGTATGGTGGTTGTATCAAACAATCAAAAGCATAAGATAATGGTACTCCAAAAGCATCAGTTGTAGTGCCAGTTAAATCACCATAATCACCAGTAGGGAAATAATCAATATCAACACTTATTGTTGCAATACCTACACTGCTATTAACAGCAGTGATTCTCGGTCCTACAATATTTATGGTTGTAACGGCAGCACCAACTTGAACTCCTTCTTCTTGAATGAAGATTTCCCCACCACCACCAGATCCACTGATTGTTATTAATGCAGTTGATCCTATTCCAGTTGCAACTACACCAGGACCTCTAAAATCTAGTGTTACAAAAGTTGCGCCAGAACCAACTATTGACCCCTCATCTTTTATTTCAAGACCTTCAATTTTACTAATATTAATCGTATCAATAAGATCTGTAAGGTTGATGCCACTTCCATAATAAGCCGTTGCACTAATAATCCCTGTTATATTTGCATCACCATTTACATATAATGCATGATTTTGAGTATTATTGGTTCTAATACCAACATCACCATAGAATATAGAAGTTGTAATTCCAGTCGTCGATCCAACACTCAGATTGGTAATCGATGTTATTCCGAGTGTTGTTATTCCAGAAACGTTTAATGAATCAAAAGAAGGAGTATCACTAATTTTAACAGTTGCTATTCCAGAATTAATTAATGGAGTATTGACACTAACGTTATTTCCAACAAAGTAAATATCAGTTATACTTCCAGCAGATCCCACAATGGTTTCTTCATCATATACACTAATACCATCGATAGTACCAGCACCAATTTGATTAATCTGTTTCCAAGACCAAGCACCAGCACCATCCGAAGCAATTACATAGTTAAATGGTCCAGAAGAATCACTAGAATCATATATACCACCACGTATTCTTATATCACCAGCAATGTCAAGATCTTGTGTTGGATTTGTCGTCCCTATACCAACATTTGATAAACGATATATTTCTGTTCCTTCACCAGCAGTCCAACGAGATGCAACAAATGGTTGATTATCTTGGAATAGATTTCCATTAAAGTTAATATCACCATTTACATCTAATGTTCCTGCAATAGAAACATTGCCTCTGAATGTAGCAAATCCAACAAAGGTTGATATTCCACTAACTATAACATCAGTAAACGATGAAATACCTAATGTGGAAATGCCAGTTACTTTAAGATTTCTAGTTTGAATGTCAAGACCTACGGCAGATCCACCAGTAATGCTTAATGCATTAGCATATAATGTATCTTTGACATATAGATCATGTTGAAAAGTACCAACACCGACAAATGTAGATGCTCCACCAACTAAAATGTCCGTGAACGATGAAATACCTAATGTGGAAATGCCAGTTACTTTAAGATTTCTGGTTTCAACATCAGCACCAACCGATGATCCACCAACAATACTTAATGTATTTGCATATAGGTTCTGCCCAACATAAAGATCACTTTGAAAAGTACCAACACCGACAAATGTAGATGCTCCTCCAACTAGAACATCAGTAAACGTAGAAATCCCAGAAAACGTAGAGATACCTGTTACTTTAAGATTTCTGGTTTCAACATCAGCACTAACCGATGATCCACCAGTAATGCTTAATGCATTAGCATATAATGTATCTTTGACATATAGATCATGTTGGAAAGTACCAACACCGACAAATGTAGATGCTCCTCCAACTAGAACATCAGTAAACGTAGAAATCCCAGAAAACGTTGAGACTCCAGATACTTTAAGACCCTTTGTTACATTTAAATATGGGGTAATAATCGTATCATCAGTAAACTGTATTTCTTTTACAGCAAATCTAACTCCATTTGGAACTAATGTTGAACCTATACCAACGGCATAGTTAAACATCCAAGCATCAGTTGTTCCGATACCATAAGAGTTTGCGGCAACCCACATTAACTGCTTATAGGTTCTTGGAGTAGTACTATATCCAGCAAGAATCAAATCAACTAGTGGAGAACCTTCAGTGGAAGCAATTGCAATACCACCATGATTAGCAGTATTATCATTCGAAATATCATTACCAAAAGCATCAGTTGTGATACCAAGAGTAATTTCTTTATCAAGTACTTTTAAATCTTGTGCGATGATGGTAGTAGCAGTTCCACCAATACTTAAGTTTCCATCAATACGAACATTATTGTGAAAAACTGCCTGAGTATCATAAACATCAAAATTTGTGGAAACATTTAAAGTGTGAATAGTTGCAATTCCACTTACATTAAGATTTCTGGTATCAATATCAGCACTAATTGATGATCCACCAGAAACAGTAACTCCACCAATGTATAGTTGATCCGTAATATTTGCAGATCCAACAACAAATAAAGAATGTTGCTGTGCTGTCGTAGTTCCTATTCCAACTTTACCAATAGTCTGTAAGACTGTTTGATTTGCAGTAAATGAAGAAATACCTAGGTTTAGGTTAGATTGTCTGCCGCTAAGGAACTTTGACATTTGTAATATTAGTTAAGTGTTTCTAAGATGCTTCCAATAAACTTTACATTACTACTATCAGAAGCAGATAAAACTAAAACATCACCCTGCTCTAAAACCAGTCTACCAAAAAGTAAATTTGCAGAATCATTAGCAGGAATTGCAAAATCTTTTACAATTTCTGTTGTTACTGCTATACCAGAAATGGTTCTTTGATGTGAAAAAGAAATATTGTGAGCAATATTTCCAATATTTGCTGCTTGTGCCAACAACACAACCCCACTATATCCAGTAGGTGCTGTATAGATTCCAACTGGACTTGTTGGTGCTATTTTTGTAACCGTTTTAAATACATTTAATGGTAATGCCATTTTAGAATGCTCCCCCCCCTAATGCTAGAATAAATGGTGTCATAGTTGAAAATAAACTTTTTGAATAAAATCTTCCAGAAATAGTACCAGTTGCCTGGTTAATTGCAACACCATCACCAATTCTAAAGTTACCAGTTTGATCTGTGCTAGTATAAACAACAAGACCACCATTTCTCATATCAACTTCATTTTCTTGAATAGGCACACCACCAGAGAATGGTAAAGCAGTTGTAATATCCGTTCCAGAACCAATGTATTCAAATGAGTGTCCAGATGCTAGAATTCTACTTTGTTTAAAAAATGGAACGGTAGTTCCAACACCAACTGCATATGGTAAATTCTCATTGATTGTAATCGTACATATTCCAGCAGAAGTTGGTAGAGTCGAACTTTGTACAGAATAATATGTTGGTAATAACTCAACTATTGCCGTTGCTGTATTTATCCCAACATCGGGAGTGGAAAATGTAATTGATGGAACGGAAGTATATCCTCTTCCACTAGATATAATTTCAATATTACTTACGGACCCATTAGAAATTTCGGCAACCGCAGTTGCTGAAACTCCCCATTCATTCGCCGTACTTGGAGAGGCAATTGTAATAGTTGGTGGAGTGTTATATCCACTTCCAGGATTTGTTATTCTGATTCTATTAACTGTATAATATAAGTTATCAAAATATACAACTTGCCCATCGAAAGGTCTAACAATATTTTTTGCAACTGTTCCACCACTTTGGTAATAATGCGCCAAAGTAGAAACACCAACATATGCACTAAATGTATTTGGAGAAGATATACTGTCTACGGAAAATATGTACCCACTATTTCCACTTGGATAAGTTACTATTCCAGGACCAGATGTGCATGTAAACTGCAATCCTGATATCGTAATACCCATACCAACTTCAAATCCATGATTTGATGAAGTAGTAATATCTACTCTACCAGTATTTTGGTCATAAGAAGCTGTTTGAACTCCTATCGTTGGAGTACTTAAATTTAAAGTAAAAGTATCGGCATTAACAGATGAGGTTGCGCTTATAATTCCAGTATATTGTCTAGTACTAACACCATCTGCGATTAAACCATAGTTTCCGAATGAAGAGTTGGAGTTTGTTAAGTCACATGCAGATCCAGTATCACAATAAACTGCAATGTTTGGACAAATTGTAAATAAGGAAACTAACTGAGCATATCCACCATTAGTAATCGATACGCCGATTCCATTTTGATTATACTGCGTATAAGAATCTAGAACCATACTTTTTAATGGTCCTATCGAATGTCTTCCATCTATTTTCATCCCTATACTGTTTGAGATGAAATTAGTACAGTTTTGAATATAAGGTGATTGTGCAGAATATTCTGGTTTATTTGGATTAAATGCAAATATGGCCCCAGTATTTGCAACCCCAACAAAAGACATTTCTGCAATATAGTTTCCTGGAGAAATATGAAAAAGATCTCCCTGATTTTGTGGAGTTACAGTGACTTCTCTCAGAGAATCTCCAACAATACTTACTTGCTTCGGAACAACTAAAGGATTATCCTCTATATAAGTCCCAGCACTAACTTTAATAACAGTTCCTTCTGTTGCTGATTGGAGAGCTGATTTGATTGTTCTTTTTGCGTCTCCAAGTTTTTTTCCCGTGTTTGTATCTGTTCCGTCTGCTGTGACATATAAAATATTAGTAACAGTTACTCCAGAACCGACGCGAACGACATCTGTAGCGATTCCAGTTTGAGCAAACCTATCTCTTATCGTGTAAAGTTCATTATCAAATGTGTTAAGAGCTAGTTCCCCTGTTTGTAAATCTGAAACCTGAGGTCTTTTTCCAGGTACAGCAGATCGTTTAATTCTAAATGGAGTCGCCATCTATTCGCATTCGGTATTTACCAGAAGAAGCAGTATATACTGCTTTCTTTTATTTATTCAAGATGCGTTATTCCTTCTTGGACGATAAGCAAACAAGTTTGTAGGTGGATCTGGTTTCATCCATTCTTCTATTTTATTGAATCGTTCTTCACTATAAAAGTCTTGTTGAACATACCACAACTTCCAGTGGTCATGTCCTTTTGACTGATTACAGTTCTTACAGCAACAAACTACGTTTTTTGTAAAGTCTGCGCCACCTTTGCATTGTGGAATCACATGATCGATAGTCAGATCCTGGTCAGATCCACAATAAGCGCATTGATGATTCCACTGTTCTTTTATATGTTTCCTCCATATTCGTTTTGCCTCCCCAGAACTTGTTACATGTAAGTTAAACAAGTATTCTTTTGGAGAGTGTAGAGGTCCCATAAGTTACTGCGACTTATTTGTATTTATCTTTTTACAAGCACCACGAGCATATGCCCTTGCCATACTGTCTACATGAGAACAAGGTTTTCCTTTCTCACCACAGTAGGGACACTTTGCTTCTGGCGGGTCATTGGGGTACGAAAACTTTAGCATCGCTTTGATTTAGTTTTAGGGGGGAAAACATTTCATCAAATTTTTCTTCAGATACTTCTATCCAAGAACCACCAACTCCACCATCTATATTCACAATAATCTCATTAGTAGGTAGTGCTTTTGGAATCTCAACATCTACAACAGGTCCCATCAGAAACTTATTGCGAGTATGAGTTCTGTTCTGTGGATCAAGAGCAACCATTGCAAGTGCGTCTTGTTCATCGCCACAATCTAAAAGTTTCTTCCCAGTCTTTTTATTCAGGACTGAAAAATACTCATCACGATACTTGTTCATCTTCTATTTCCTTTTCTTCATTATAAGATGGTTCTGGTTTTCTGTAAAGACCTGGCCAAGTATCACGAATGATCTCTGCTAGTTTATAGGGTGTGGTAGACGATATCATTTTAAAATCTTGAAGGAGTATAATCAATATCTTTGATTAGTTCGTTCAGCATCGCTCCATATTCTCTGAATCTTTTATCTCCTGCTATAAAACATCTTTGGCGCATCCACACAGCATCTACTAAAAGTTTAACTTGTTCTTCTGTGAGTGTTAGTGTTTTCATCAGTAAAAAGCAACCTCTTTATGTAGGACTCTTAGAGTTCCTGTGTAACAGACATTATGAACATAAAGAAACCAAAGAGTATGAAACTTATGAGGATGAAGAACATAAAAAAGGAGTTCTTGTGGAACTCCTCTATTTATTTTTTATAGAGCATTTCCTCTCGGTAGAACCTCTTCTGGGAACACAAAGTTCTCATGAGGTTGATCAACTGGTGCCATCCAAGCACGAAGTCCTTCATTTAGAAGAATGTTCTTCGTATAGAAAGTTTCAAACTCAGGATCCTCAGCGGCACGAATCTCCTGACTTACAAAGTCATAAGCCCTAAGATTAAGAGCAAGACCAATAATTCCAATACTGGAAGTCCAAAGACCCATGACAGGAACAAAGAGCATAAAGAAATGCAACCAACGCTTATTAGAAAAAGCAATACCGAAGATCTGAGACCAGTAACGGTTTGCAGTAACCATCGAATAGGTCTCCTCTTCCTGAGTTGGTTCAAATGCTTTGAATGTATTTGACTGTTCACCATCTTCATAAAGTGTGTTTTCTACTGTTGCTCCGTGAATTGCACAGAGCAATGCTCCACCTAGTATACCAGCAACTCCCATCATATGGAAGGGGTTGAGAGTCCAGTTGTGGAAACCCTGAAGGAATAGAAGGAACCTGAAGATTGCTGCCACGCCGAAAGAAGGTGCAAAGAACCAACTGGATTGTCCCAGTGGATACATCAGGAATACAGAAACGAATACTGCGATAGGACCAGAGAATGCGATTGCGTTGTAAGGTCTGATACCGACCAGGCGAGCAATCTCAAACTGACGTAACATGAATCCAATCAGAGCGAAAGATCCGTGGAGCGCCACAAAAGGCCAGAGTCCCCCAAGTTGGAACCACCTGACGATATCTCCCTGAGCCTCAGGACCCCAGAGAAGAAGAAGAGAATGACCCATAACATCTGCTGGAGTACTAACTGCCGCAGTAAGAAAGTTTGCACCCTCAAGATAGGAGGATACAATCCCATGAGTGTACCAACTCGTAACGAAAGTTGTCCCAGTAAGCCAACCACCAAGAGCAAGGTAAGCAGTGGGAAAAAGAAGAAGTCCAGACCAGCCAACGAATATGAAACGATCTCTCTTAAGCCAATCATCCAGGACATCGAACCACCCCCTTTGTGAAATAGGTCGTGAAAGTGTAGAAGAAGTCATAGCCTCCTTTTGTTATTTCTCATATTTATCTTAACATTCCTTAACAAATAGGTCAATGAGTATTAGTGCTTATGTTGATTAAGATACGCTATCAGGTTTTGTAGTGTTTGTGTGTCTTCCCCACACCAACCTATCATACTATTACAAGTGCTACAAATAAGACCTCTAACTTTACCTGTTTTATGGTCGTGATCTATTACAAGTCTTTTGTGATGATGCTTACCTTCTCTATTACAAATACTACAAATACCCCTACTCTGTTCCCTCATTTCTTGGACTTGTTCCAAAGTAATACCATAAAGTTTAGCGGCTCTTTTATCATTTACCAAGTCAGGGTCTTTATTATACCTACCCATAACTCTTGACTTCATACATTCCTTACATTCACTTAGTCTTCCTTTTCCATTCGGTCTATCTTTTCTCGTATAATAATCTTTTTCTGGTTTATCTATTTTGCATTGGGTGCAGGTATATAACATATGGATAAAAAATAACTACTTTTATTTATCCATTATAGCATAAAAAAAGACCCCCGAAAGGAGGTCTTAAAAACTATTGAGTTTTTATCAACCGATACTTGGAGCAGTAAGTGCTACAGGAGTAGATTCTGCTGCTGCAAGGTCAAGAGGAAAATTGTGAGCATTCCTTCTGTTTTAACCTCTGTCGCCAGAGGGAGCGGACTATATCATCACTCATAAGAGTGTCGGACGCTAGTGGCGTATTACGGATGAAGCGTCATCCACCGCCTAGTCTCTGAACCTTCCTTACACGCTTGCAAGGCTTGGCTGCTGATTGTCTA